CAAATTAGATTCATTGGAGATGTCCACGCAAAATGGGATCGCTACAAAAAGCTGATCAATGGATGCGACCGCTCCTTGCAAGTTGGCGATTTTGGAGTGGGCTTCATTAACCCTAAAACCGAAAAGCCCCATAGCAATCCCCCTTACGACCACATGACCAAGGGAGAGCATCGGTTCATCCGTGGCAACCACGATAATCCCGGAGTCTGTGCCAGACACCCTTTCTGGATTAAAGACGGCGGGTCCGCATTTGGTCGCGACGACATCTTTTGTGTTGGAGGAGCTTTCTCCATTGACAGGGACAGGCGTACCGAAAACTACGATTGGTGGCATGATGAGGAACTGACTTATGGTCAACTTTGCAATGTCATGGATGTTTACGAAATGGTAAAACCATCGGTAGTAGTCACTCACGAGTGCCCAGACTCGGTAATTTCCCGCGTATGTCAGGCGAAGGGTATGCACAAGTATGACATACCGTCTGTAACTCGAAGATGTTTCGACAACATGCTTGAAATTCATAAGCCGGACCTTTGGATCCATGGCCACTGGCATCTCAATCATCATACAATTCATAGGGGAGTTGAGTTTATTGGACTTGGCGAACTTTCATTTCTTGATTTAGATGTTTGATGCTACAGGGTTAAACTAAATAGTCCCATACTAACTGCACCAATGCCATATCCCGCCATTCTACACCGCAAGCAATGTCCCCATTGCCATGCAAATCTAGTCGCAGCCGAGGTGCTTTTGCCTCATACTTGTGAACCGGGCGCTTTCCATTCACGTTTGCTTGGGGTTTTGGTTGATGATAAAATAGTAAGCTGGAAATGTCCCGATTGCTTGCAGGGTATTTACCCAAAGAACCCATAAAACTACGGCCCCCATTGACTTTGGAGTACCAGACGCTACAATACCCCTGATTGCCACCATTTCCACAAACTTGACCGACAATGAAAACTACCGTAATTAATCTCTTTGGTGGACCCGGGACCGGTAAATCCACAGCCGCACCCGACATCTACAGTGAACTCAAGAAACAAGGAGAAAGCGCAGAACTTGTTCGCGAATATGTCAAACACTGGGCCTACACAAAGAGAAAGATAGGAAAGTATGACCAGCTTTACCTGTTGGGTAAACAATCGCATTACGAGTCTTTCCTGTATGGTACTGTGAGATACATCGTCACTGACTCCCCGGTGTTGCTTGCAGGGTTTTACGCCACCTATTACCACGGTGAAATAGCTAGCTACGTCGATGAAGCAGCCAAGGGATTCGTAAACCATTCTGCCGATGACGGTGTGGAGCATTTGAATTTTCTCCTCAGTAGGGATTTTCCCTATGACCCTAATGGTAGGTATGAATCCGAACGAGAGGCTTTGCACTTGGATGGTCACCTCAAAGAGTATCTACATTCCTTTTCAAACGAATACGGGTCTAATTTTACTCCTATTATGGTACACGCATCGACAGCTAAAGACACCATTATGAACAGAATTTTCACAGAAGGACGTATCAGGTCCGATACCAAGTAGACAAATGCCCAACGAAATAAGCGTAAGCCTATCAAAACAAATTCAAGAAGATTATTTATCCTATTCGTTATCAGTTCTTCTGGGGAGAGCTATTCCACGATTAACAGACGGCTGCAAACCCATTGCAAGGCGCATCCTGACAGCAATGAAGTGGCTCAACCTGAAACCCGATGGTCGCTACATGAAAAGCGCCAGGGTGGAAGGAGAAGTAATGGGAAAGCTGAGTCCGCATGGTGGTAGCTACGGGTCAATCGTTACTTTGGCAGCACCATGGAATAACTTGATACCCCTGGTTGATGGGCACGGAAATTGGGGTTCTTCGACTGATTCAAGCGCAAGCTCTCGATATACGGAGTGCAAACTTTCGATGTTTGCCTGGGATTGCCTCTTAGACGATTCAGATACTTGGGAAACTACTTCAAATTACGATGGTTCTTTACAAGAGCCCACGGAGCTAAACGTCAAAGTTCCTTATGTCTTGCTCAATGGGCAGGAGGGTATTGGAGTCGGTTATGCCTGCAGGATTCCTCCCCACAGCCTGCGCTCCATTGTAGAAGCCATCAAGCTAATTTGTAAGGATGCCGTTACCGAAAAGGCTCACTTAGAAAATCTCAAAAAAGCTCGCCTATCCCTAATCCCAGATTTCCCGACCGGAACCCAAATCGTCCAAGACGATCAACTAGATACCTACACCCGAACTGGTATCGGGGGCATACGCTGCATGGCGCGTGTTGAGGCTGGTATTCAGAGAAGGGGAGGAAAAGCCAGGGATCGATCTACCTTGATCTTCACTTGTTTGCCACCGGGTACCAACCCTGAGAAACTTGGTGAGCAGATCAAGAGTGAGTTAGAAAAAGGTCGCATTGATGGCATTGCCGAAATCATAGACGAAAGTGACATTAGCGGGGATAGGCTGGTGGTGGTCCTCAAACCTGGTGCTGATGTTAATTTGGTAAAGCAACTATTGTACACATATACAGACCTTGACTGCAAGTTCTCGGCTAAGACTTTAGTTATCGATGGGTTTAAACCCGTTGAGTTGTCACCTGTTCAAATTATCCAACGATGGGTTCAATGGAGATTGGACCGGCTCGATGTTAAATTTGAGCATGAATTAGAAGCAAAGTACAAGAGATTACACATTGTTGAGGGTCTACTTAAGGCAATTGACCGGATGGACCTAGTCATTAAGCGTATTCGTGCCGCAAGTGACAAATCCGAAGCCAAGCAGTCCTTAATGTCAGCACCGCTTAAATTCACTGAACAACAAGCTGAAGCAATCTTAGAAATGAGGTTGCGGCAGTTGACGGGCCTAGACTTTGATTCCATGGTATGTGAAAAGAATGAGCTATTGGCTAACATCGAAAGGCTAGAATCTTTAGTGGGGGATGAAGCCGATAATGTCAGTGCCCGAAAGTCATACATGTTGGAGGAACTTACCAAAATCAACAAGCAATATGGGGAATCCCGTAGAAGTCCTTTGATTGATGTTCCGGTTGTCGTAGGGGCTCGCCCGAAAGTAGAGGGTGACATACCCGCAACCACTACCCCAATAGCAAAACCACGCTTCCTAAAAATCGACATGAAGAAAGGTGTGATTGAGCAGTCTAAGGGGCCCAAAGGTTGCCTGGCCTTGGGATCTACCGACAAGCTAATCCTAATGTGCGAAGACGGAACGCTAAAGAAGGTGCCTGCTTCCTATAAGGGGGTAATTTCCTCTGGGTACTCACCTGTGGTGCTCGCTAAACCGGAAGCATATGTCTCGGGGCGCAAGTACTTGGCTGTATTTATGGTTGAGGGGCAACTAAGGGCCATGGCCCTGGACGGGGAAACCCTGTGCAGAACCACAAGTACGGGCAAACAATGGTTGCCGGAAGGAGCCGTCTTTATGTATTTTGGAGAGAAACCATTTACTATCGAGTGGATATCCGCAAAGAAAAAACCAACAAAGATTGACCTTTCTGTAAAGCTGGGGAAACCCGGTGCGAAAGGGGCTAAAATTGCTAACTTAACTGAAATTAAACTATCATGATTGAGCCTTACGTTTCCGGAGACCGCTATCAACTGTACCATGGCAATTGCCTTGATGTATTAAAGGAAATGCCTGACGGTAGTATCGATGCTATTTGTACTGATCCACCCTATGGAATTAATTTCATGGGGAAAAAATGGGACTATGATGTTCCAGGTGTAGAGATTTGGAAAGAGTGTTTGCGAGTATTAAAGCCGGGTGGGCACCTATTGTCATTTGCTGGCACTCGCACTCAGCATAGAATGGCAGTAAACATTGAAGATGCCGGTTTTGAGATCCGCGACATGATTGCCTGGGTATATGGGTCGGGATTTCCAAAATCTCACGATGTTAGTAAGGCAATTGACGCTAAAATTCTCCACGGTGGCAGTAACAGCAAGAGAATCAAGGCCGCAAATGCCGACAGACCTGGGAAAGGTCGAATTCGCGTAAATTCAAATAACAATGGTATAGTCGGAACGGGAGGTAACACACGGGATCCAATCAAAGATATCCCCGCCACCCCCGAAGCCCAGCAGTGGTCCGGCTGGGGCACCGCGCTAAAACCCGCCATGGAGCCGATTACTATGGCCCGCAAACCTCTGACCGGCACCGTGGCCGCGAACGTGCTGGAGCACGGCACCGGGGCGCTGAATGTGGATGGGTGCAGGGTGGGAGCCAATGGAACCGATCTGTATTACAATAGGAGTTTATTCCAAGGGAGGTACGAAAAGAACGGTATTACGAGTTTTGGTGGTGAGGCAGATTGGAAGCATGGTGACAATTCAATGCCAAACTCTGCTGGGAGGTGGCCCGCCAACCTGATCCACGACGGCAGCGACGATGTGGTGGGGTTGTTTCCTGCCAATGCTGGCGC